CTAGCAGCAACGTAAGTCCAAATCTAACCAACTTCTTTGATCTACACTACCGTCCAGGACTTCAGCACGATTCTCGCTATTTAGCAAATCAATACCTACGTAAAAAACTAGGGGGCCCTAGAAAGTGATATATTATAACAACAGTGTAAAAAATAATTTTACATTATACAGAAACACATAAACTAAATACATTTGTAATTATGCAGCCAGACGATAAATTAAACATAGAGTCCCTTACCCTAGACGACGTACTGGGTGATGGAGTCGACACAGTAAATGACGTGCAGGACGTTGTTGAAGAAGTTGAAAAAGACGTACAAGATGAAAACGTAGACCCACTAGTGGGAGACGAGGAGGATGATGATGATTATTATGAGCAGCCTGAAGAAGAAACCTACGTTGAAGACGAGTACGAAGAAGACGATGAAGGAGGTGAGGAACCTAGCAGTATCGCCTTTGAGGTAGCTAAAACCTTAGGGTTTGACATAGAAGGAGATTACGAAGACTCAGTAGAAGGACTTACTGAATTTGTAAGAGACCTCTCTCAAAATACTGCAGAGGACCAGCTAAACTCATTGTTTGAGCAGTTCCCCGAAGTTCAGCAGCATCTTGACTACGTAATGGCGGGAGGGGATTCCCGTGAGTTCTTTCAAAGACAGGGACAGCAAGTTGATTATAACTCAATTGCTATTGACGAAGATAACGTTGGTATGCAACGAGCAGTACTAGCGCAGTTCTTGCAGGTAAAAGGACACGACAGTGAATTCATACAGGATACTATTGATACCTATGAGGCATCAGGTAAGCTGTATGGGAATGCTGAGAAAGCAAAGGCACATTTAGCAGAGCTTCAAGAACAGGAGCAGCAAATGATGATGGAGCAACAACAACAACAATATCAGCAGTACCAACAAGAACAACAACAGTTCTGGAATGAGGTAGCAGAAACTATCGAATCCGGAAATGAATTTGCTGGGGTAAGAATCCCAGACAGAGAAAAATCAAACTTCTTCGATTATATATCTAGACCCGTAGGAAGTAATGGAGAGACTCAAAGAGAACTCGATTACCAAGAAGCAGGTACAGATATCAAGCTAGCTATAGATTATATGCTCTATAGTGGGTTTGACCTTAACGGTGTGATTGAAAAGAAAGCGAAGACTCAGGCAGCAAGAAATCTTAGAGATAGGATTATCTCTAACGAGGAGAGGGTAAAGAGTGCACGCAAGCAACAAAGGAGATCCTCAGCGGTCGACCTGGACGGCTTAGATCTTGAAAGCATATTCTAAATAAATATTACAACAACAACTTTAATTTCTAAATCATGGCTCTAACTCAAGTACTGAAAACGTACTACAACGACCAGCAGATGACCGACACGAACTCGTTGGTCAATGCGCTTATGGAGAAGCCCGAGGAGCTCTCCCCAATTATTACTCATCTCGCAGGCAGAGAAGAAAAGAAGTTCCCACTGTCCTTCCTTACGGAGGGTGTTGGTAACACTAAGTCTATCGACCGCTTCGAGTATGAGTACCGTGTTAAAACTCACGAGGTGAATGTTCGTCCGGTTGTATCCGGAGGTGCTTCCGGTGCAGGTGGACAAATCTTTAGAATTGTATTCCCTGACAAGTGGTTTATTTTCCCGTACACTCTTGTATCTCAGTCAGGTGTGCTCGCTCGTATTATGGAGCAGCCTAAGCCTGTTGCTGGTGGATATGAGTACTCTTTGAAGCTTGTGTCTCCTGACCAAGCTAGTGTTCCCGCCGCTGACTACGCAGCAGGTGCACTCTGGGGTATGCTGTATGCTAACGTTGGAATCGACTTCTCTAGAGGTAACGCTTCTAACTGGGCAGCTCCCGGTCTCGTTCGTTCTAAGATTGGAACGGTCCGTAAGTCTTACCACTTCTCTGGTAATGCTAAGGATTACGTTGCTCAGTTCGAGCTCCCCACGAAAGAGGGCAGCAAGACTAAGCTTTGGATGGACTACGAAGAGTACCGCCACATGCTCAAGTTCAAGGAGGAGTGCGAGATGTACTACTGGTATGGTCAGAAGACCTACGGCAGTAACGGCACCAATGAGATGCTTGACGAAAACGGCCAGCCTGTTGTTTCAGGTCCTGGTTTGTTTGAGCAGATCATCAACAAGGACACCTACTCTACGTTGACTCAGCAGAAGATTGAGAACGTTATTGGAGACCTGTTCTATGGTATGACTGACGCTACTGATAAGCAGGTTACTCTGTACACTGGTGTTGGTGGTGCACGTGAATTCGATAAGGCTTTGCGTAACTACTACAGCGGTACTCCTTACTTACAGACCACTGAGTCCAAGTTTATTACCGGAAGCGGTCGTAACCTTGGTATCACGGGTTACTTCACCTCTTATGACCACATTGATGGTCACCGGGTGAACGTAGTTAAGGTTCCTTTGTTTGACCACGGTCCTGTCGCTCAGGCTTCTGTTAAGCATCCGGAAAGCGGTCTCCCGCTCGAGAGCTACAGAATGACGTTTGTTGACCAGTCTTCTTACGACGGAGAGAACAATCTCCAGATGATCAATAAGAAGGGTCGTGAAATGTTGCGTTGGGCTGTTGCTGGTTCTGTTGTGCCGAAGGGCTTCTCAGACAGCGATACTCGCGCTAGTGACATAGACGGTGCGTCTGTACACATGTTGAAGACAGCTGGTATCCTGCTCCGCAGATTCGATACCTCGCTCGATCTCCAGTGTGTGGCATCGTAATTTGTGTTTGGTTTGCATAGGGGGAGGCTGCATAGGTGGCTTCCCCCGCTTACCATCAAAGACTTAAGTTATTCTTCTTACAAAAGAACAGCTTAGTTATTCTTTCTAAACTCTAAAAGAACAATTAAACCATGCGTAAAATATTTATCCGCAGAAAAGAAGTCCTGAATCATCTTCCTAAAGAAGTAAGAGCAGGCGCCAAAGTCAATATAGGTAGCATCTACGTAGGTAGACAGCCCTTGAGAGGAGTTGAAGGTGAAGAGTCTCATAAGCTCTTAGCCTCTATACTCGATGTCCCACCCGGACACGAACAATGGCCTAAACAGGAGAAAGACTTCTGGGCCAGCATGACGTTGAAGGTACCATTCGAAGGAGTGGAGCTCAACATCACAGTCGATGAAGCAGGTAACCCTGAAAATGTAATGGATTACATTACTTGGAAGTGGTGCTTGAAGCATAGACAAGTAGCAGACTCTGAGAAGGCTATGCAAGATGACGGATCTAAACGCTTCTACATCTACGATCCTCAAAGAGATCTGCTCAAAAAGAACACCGAAGTCAAGCTTAAGAAGGAAGCTGACAAGGAGTTTATTAAGGTATCTAGTGACTTTGATAAGATGCGCAGATTAATGCGTCTGTTATCTAAAGGATCTAACCCTGAGACACTGACTGATATGGAGATTGAAAACCAATTGTACAACATCAAAAACGATAAGCCTGCGCTGTTCCTTAAGTACAGTACTGACAAGCACTTGGACTTGCGCGCAGAGATCGAAGAGATGGTACAAGCAAACGTTCTCCGTACCATTGGTAATCAAATTATCTATGGTGATGAAACCATAGGTGAGAATATTACTGACGCAATTGTATACTTCAATAACAAAAAGAACTCAGGGCAAGTAAATGCTATGAGAGCTCAACTGAAAGAAGTTAAATGACAATAGAAGAGATGCATATAGCAGTCAACCTGGGGGTGCAGAAAATAGCATCTTTCCAGGTTGACAATCTCTTACCCCAAGAGATTGACCACGAGCTTAATGGTGCTGTAGAATCATTTATCAAGCAGCGCTACAGCCCTATGGGCAATAAGTACCGTGATGGATTTGAACAATCTCAAAAACGCATTGACGATCTACGTGCACTCGTAGTCGATGCAAGGTTAAAGTGCTTCTACTACGGAGAATCAATCACTGGGTTCTTTACAGACAGAGCTACACTACCAAATGACTATATGTTTTTGGTGAACGCTCTTAGTGATAGCTACTATAAGTGTGATGCTACGATACCGTACATAACGATTAACTTCAACTTTAACCAAGTTAGTATCAGCCTTACTCCTCCTAATCCTGGTTGGATTTTAACTAGGCTTAATAGTAACGCAGTAGTGTTGATATCCAATGCAGAGGGTATGGATATTGATTACTTGAAGAATAAGGAGAACTACGATCAAACGTTCGTTACCAACATCGCTCCTGCTGTATCTACACCAGATCAGATGAATACCACTAACGCATTGAACATAGATGTGTTAGCTACTAGTGAACTCACTCCCGCAAGTGACTCCAACACCCTCATATTATTGCTTACAGGAGCTCTTTCTACGATTGATGTAACAGCTACATGGACCAATCCATTAGATGCTACAGATACAGTAGAAGTAGAACATGCAATAGAATACCCTGCTATTATTACAGCACGAGCGTTTGCTGGAGCAGGAACTAGACAAAGAGAAATGATGTCGTATGTACAACACGATGACTTGTACAAGCTGATGGGAGATCCATTTAACTCTCCCACATACGATAGAATAAAATATACGATACAGGAAAACTTTATCGACGTACATAGTGATAATACTTTTTTCACTACCTTCGTTGATATTAAATATATTAGACGACCAATTCCTATGGATATTACTTTAGGAAGAGGTTGTGAGCTGGCTCCCCACACTCATGATGAGATCGTGGAGATGGCAGTGCAAAGCATACTGGAGGCCATATCGGACCCGAGGTATAACTCACAATCTAGGGAAGTCCTAGAGAGTGAATAAATTTGAAGTTTAATCCCTAAAAAAATAATAAAATGGGAACCAATTTAAATCAGGTGTTTATTCTAAACACTGGAAGTTTACAGAGTTCAGCGGATGCATTTACCGCTCCCGTCGCTGGCAATGTGGGTGTTTGGGCTCTCGATGGTGCTGGTACTTACATGAACACTGCTTTGTGGACTGGTGCTGTGTGGGCAAAAAGAGATATCCAAATCGTGCAAGGCACAGCTGGAAACCCTCTTGCTAGCCCAATCATCAACACTGGAAACATTCGCAGAATCCAGTTTGATCCGTTTGTTGCGACCGCAGGTCACAAAGTAGTTGTTACCCCTAACGCCACCTTTACCGGCGCTGCAGTTAGTACTGTCACGCTGAAGGTTATCGTTCGGTCAACTCCTACTGACCAGCTGAGCTACTACGATCAGGAGGGAACCAACTACTCTATCTTGAGTGGTACGGATCCCTTCCCGCTGGGTGCTTTCAACACTACTAACCATAAGGCTATTAACGTTGAGTTTGACTGCACTTCTACAGCTACTTTCTGCTCAGCAGGTAAGACTGCTATTGAGGCCAACGAGTTGATGAATCAACTTGTAACTGTTACCAATACTGGTCCTGGCACGTCTCTTGACCTCCAGTCCAAGCACGTTGGATTCATCTTCGACGTTATTGTCTTGGATAAAGATGGTAAGGAGATTGTAGGATCTGGTGCTAATACTGTTGGTGTCGCCACTACCGGACAAGTTCTTGGTGTGGGTAACGACTGGCAGGTGCACGGCGAAGAGATTCGTTGCCGCTACCGCTCAGGTAACTTCAACCGTATGTACTTGCCCGATAACGTGGCTACGTACACTGTTGCAAATAATCAGTACCACAAGATTGTCATCGAGTATGAGCACAACTGGCCAAACTCCACGGGTATTGCTCCCGCAGGTTCGTTGAATCAGGCTGTTATCTATGCATCTGACAGCGGCACTGCAATGATTGATACTGATACGAACATTGACACAGTATTCAACTTGACTGCTACTGCTACTGTGTTCGACGCTGATCAGCGCTTCCAGTTCTGATCTTTCTAAAAAATAAAATGGGGGCGGGAATTGGCCTGCCCCTATTTTTAATCTAGCAATCATGGCCTCAGTAGAAGATGTAAAATACTTAAGTATTTCTACCAGCTGCACGACTATTGCAGGTAGAATTGCAAACAATGCCCTAAAAGATCAGTTTGGGTCCACTATTACAGATATAGGTACTATTGAAAAGATCTATATCTCTGATCATAATGGGAACGTAGCTATATACTTAACAGCCAGCGACTGGACAGAAGCTGCTGGAGTTCTTACGTTCGAGACTACTTCTACTACTCCACTAATTGGAGTAATCTCTGTAGAACTGCACGACAATGTAAACATTACGTACGACGCAGACGGAGATGGAATAGCCAATGAAAACGATGGTGATACAACGTTGATGACTACGTTGTATACTGTGGGTGCTTGTGAAATAGACTGCTGCATGGCTAAGCTAATAGATGCAGCTATCGAGTGCCACTGCCACTGCGACAAGTGTAAAGAAGACTTGCTTAGGGCAAACAAAATATTCTTGATGCTGCAAGGAGCAACATTTGCTGCAGAACAAGAAAGCAACAAGGATCATGCAGTAGCTATGTATAACAAAGCAAAGGCTCTATGCGTAGAGGTTTGCGCATGTGGATGCTAAATGGCTACTACAACTAAACAATATTCCAATAACCAAGAGGTCTTAGACCACCTGGAAGCTTTACGATCTTGTATAGCGCGCAGGCATCATGCCTACTATAAGAAAATTGTAGGAGGACTAGCATGTGACAACATAGAGCTCACCAAGCTAAGCCTTATTGCCTATTTGCTGGAACAATACCAGCGCGGTGGGGATGATAGGTATGATAAGGATTGTCTGCAGTATACGCTATCAGAGCGACCAGGATGGAAATTAATCAATGTGTTCATAGACTACGTACGTAGAGAATGCAGAGATTGTATTGCTGAGATTATAAACCCACCAGCATTCTCAGTAGGAAGTGGGGGAGGATATACACCTCCTGCCGATATAGATTTAATAGAAACTCAGAGCGCCATACTTATAGCGACTCAAACTGGGGACAATTTCTTAGCTCCTCCTCATACGGTCCATGACCACTAAAAAATAAGACATGGCTAATATTACCATAGACGACCTGACCCTGACAGCCTTAGCAGATGTAACCTCTGCGCATTACCTAGCAATAGATAACGGAACAACTACGACTAAGCTGCAGGCTCTTCATACTGTTATAAGGGCAATAACAAACCCCGGAGGTGGGGCAAGTATTGTAAAGGACTTTACATTAGGAACCCTTGAGCAAAGAGGACTTATAGGGGGTACTGGAATTACTGTTACAGAGAACACAAATGATGTAACTCTTACAGTAACACCTGGAGACATCAGCATTAACGCATTAGCCAACATCTCTTCCTTTGATCTTAGTCTCGCAGATAACACTACCTCATTATTCCTAACAGGTCCAATCGATCTGACCTCAGACGTGACAGGCATTCTTCCAGTAGCTAATGGTGGCACAGGAGCAGCTTCAATATTGAATAAAGGAGTAATGATAGGTAATGGGACCAGCCCCGTTACTGCGATACAGCTTAACCAAGACTATACATACTTAGGAGGACAGGCTAACGGAAACATCTCAGTGTATACGCTTACAGCTGGAACTAATATAGCTCTTGCACAAGATACTGTCAACAACACAATGACGATATCCTTTGTCCCAGGAAACTATATAGAATCTGGAGACTCTGTTACATTAGGAAATGTAACAACAAACAATATAAATGTAGAAGGTGTGGTAGATCTTACCAGTGGGACTGTCACACAAGCAGGATCACTAAGTACAGCAGTTACCTTAAATACACAATGTGGTGTAATTACACTTGTAACTTCTGCTATTACTGCTAATACCAATAGTACATTTACACTGAATAACTCAAACGTTACTACGTCATCTGTAGTTTTAGTTACCTTAGAAAGTCAAAGCAGCGCAGCTCTAGACAATGGGGTGCACGTAGGTATTGGAGTCGTTCGTAGTGGATCGGTAGATATAAACGTCACACATACAGGAAACCAAGATGCTACTGCCCAGATAAGAAAAGTACATTTTGTAGTAATTAATCCATCATCATAAACCAACCCAAACACAATGTTTAATCAGATCAAAATGAAAGTGGCTGACGCCATAGAGCTCTACAAGGGACTTGAAGGAGTTAAAAAGCACAAGGGTGCAAGATTCTCAATCATAGTCGCTCGTAATGTAAAAGAACTAGAACAAGTTCTTAGAAAGTACGAAGACGTAGCACAGCCTTCACCAGAATTTGTCGAGCTATCACAGCGTGCACACAGACTCGCTGAAGAAGAGAACGACGAGGAGATGAAGAAGCTGGAAGAGGAGAACGCAGAACTTATCCAGCTTAGAAAAGATCAGCTCAAGCAGCTGGAAGTAATGATGGAGGAGCTGGTAGAGATAAATCTACAAACTATAAAAGAGGGACAACTTCCCGAGGAGGTGACTCCTGAAGAGGTTGTGCCTCTATTACCAATAGTAGTATGATATCGAAGAAGGAGATAAGAGAATTTTTGCTGCAGAAGCCCGGGTACCTTAAAAAAGGTCCCTGGGCTTTAGCGCATAGATTAGATTGTCCCATTCAGGTATGTACAGAAGTATTGTCTACAGTTCGTCAAGAGGTAAAGAATGAGAATGTCTCAACTAACGAGCTTGACAGAGAAGATGCGGCAAAGAGTTCTAGTCTTAGGCAGTTTCTAAATACCCATGGTATTAGTGAAGCGTCTGTATCTAGTGTCAAGTTTTGGCAAACAGCCAAGGGTGACCTTAGATATTCAGTAGTAACATCTGATACAGCAGAGGAACTGCAAGATCTCCGTAAAGAAATAAAAGAGTTTGCTAGAGACTATGCACCTGTACACTCTGACATTCAATACAAGGCGACACTAGACCCTATTGCATATGAGATATCTCTTCCTGATATCCATTATGGTAAGCTCTTAGACGTAGATAATCCATATGATACTCAAGAAAAGGCTTACATAAAAGCAGTAGAAAACTTAGTAGCTAAAGCATCAGGTTTAGAGATAGAGCGGTTCATTCTACCAATAGGTAATGACGGCCTTAACTCAGAGGGGTTGCGGATGACTACTACAAAGGGGACACCACAACAGG